CAGTTAATGCTACCATTGGTACTTTCGGCGATGAAATTACAGTCCCTACAATTACTGTAAACGGTAAAGGTTTAATAACTAGTATTTTACAAACTATTATCCCTACCGCTACAAACGTAATTAAAGGTTTAGCTAAATTTGATGCTACACAATTCTCGCTAACTGCAGGAAATGTATACTTAGCCCAAATTGATGGCGGCACTTACTAATTGTAGGGGGCGTTATGGCTACAGTAATAAAATTCAAACGTAGCTCAGAGGTGGGACATATTCCACAACCAGAAGACCTAGACTTCGGCGAAGTAGCAATAAACGATGCAGATGGTGTCATGTACTATAAAAAGGCAAACGGCACAATCTCTAGTTTTAGCTCTGGTGGTGGACAAGACGCCTTAATTGAGCAGATAGCTAACGAAAAAGCTATCATAATGGCAATTGCCCTGGGGTAAAATATGACAACAACAACTTTTACCAATGCAATTGCTAATGCTGTAGGAACCACAGAAGTAGTGGTTTTCACAGCAGCAGATAAATCAATCGTAATTGGGTGTAGTGTTAGTAACTTAAAGTCTACTACTATACCTTTTACTATTAAAATGCGTAGAGGATCGGCAGATACCTACGTACACAAAGATAAACGTATAGAAGCTGGCGAACCTTTTGAGTTAATGAAGGGTAATAAGTTAGTACTGAATGCAGGCGATAAACTAATCGTGTCAGCTTTAGTAGACTCTAGCCTTGATGTAGTTTTCTCTATATTACAGGGAGTCTCATAATGAGTGGATTCTATACAGGAACAGATTTAGCCGACAAAGTATTCTACGGGTTCAGAATGAATCCAGATGATGGCGGCTTAGATATTGAAATTTTAGATGGTGACACTCCAGTGTCTCTTCCCCAAGACGATGTAATTGATAAGTACGACTATAAACAATGGTTTTGGTCAAAAGATACTGTTCAATTCTCTTGGGATACTAACGGACACTTACTTATGAGGCTAATATAATATGAGTCAACTAATAGATTTAGGAAAGTTACGCTTCCACTTTGCTGGTGAGTGGGTTAATTCCACTACTTACGAGTCAAATGATATCGTAAAATACGGTGGTAATGTATATGTTTATACTTACGCACTGAAAACAGGTGGTAATTTACCTACTAATACAGCCTACTGGGCATTAATGGTTGAAGGTTTTAAGTTTAAGGGTGTATTTAACCCAGCGACTGCCTACCATGTTGGTGACGGTATTGCTTATGGTGGTAAAGTTTATGTAGCTGTATTAGATGGAACAGGTATTGTACCCCCTAATACAACATATTGGTCACAGTTTGCAGACGGTATCCAGTACGAAGGTACTTATAGCAATGCAACAGCTTACCAAAAGAATGACGTAGTATTATACGGCGGTTCCGTATATATTGCAAAGCAAGATTCAGTAGCTAATGACCCTACGGTTACAGCATACTGGGATAAATTTGTAGAAGGTATTAGCGCAAAAGGTGTTTATAATAACGCTACTGCTTATGTACCTGGTGATATGGCGGCATATGGCCCTAATATCTATCGTGCTCTAATTAATACAACTGGTAATGTTCCTACAAGTACTGCTCAGTGGGAATTATTTGTAAGCGGAAGTAAATACCAAGGTATTTATAATGCCGCCACTACATATTACTTAAATGATATTGTTACTTACGGTTCAAATACATATCGTAGTAAGCAAACACAAGCAGCTACATTACCTACTACAAGCGCAAGTTGGGAATTACTAACACAAGGTTTTAGTTATCAAGGCGTATGGTCAAGTGGTACAGCCTATACAATTGGCCAAGTAATTACTTATGGTGGATCATTATTTCAAGCAATTGTTGATAATCAAGCTACAAACCCTACAACAACAGCTACTTGGAATAAGTTAGTTTATGGTTTTAAAAATCGAGGTAATTGGGCTACTGCTACACAATATGGTATCGACGAAGTAATTGTATACGGCGGTAATACTTATATTAGCTTAATCCCGCATGCTTCTACAGTATTTGCTACTGATTTAGCTGCTAATAATTGGTTAAAGTTTAATTCCGGCATTCGCTGGAGAGGTGTATGGGCAGCTACTACTACGTACCTTAAAGATGATATCATTAAAGATGCTGTAGGTAGCGCGTATATTGCTCTACTAGACCATACTGCTGGTAGTAGTTTTACTGCAGATGTAACTGCGGCTAAATGGACAGTATTTGTTGTTGGTGGTGCAAATGTACTACCTGTAATTCAAACAGGTGATGCTGGACAAAGTTTAACCGTAACAGGCGATGGTGCTACTATTGACTGGATTGGTGCTACTCAGAGTGCTAACGTATTTTATGTTGCCCCGCATGGCGTAGATGCAGTAAATTATGGTAGTAATATAAGTACTCCATTTGCCTCAGTTAAATATGCTTGCCAAAATGCTGCTTCTGGTTCTACAATTTTTGTTAAAACCGGTATATATAATGAGCAATTACCGATTACAGTACCTTCTAACGTAGCTATTGTTGGTGATAATCAGCGTACTGTAACTATTCAACCTAAATCAGGTAATAGTGATGACGGTACTACTCCAAATAACCAAGCTACAATGTTCTTATTAAGTGATGGTGCTATCCTTAATAAAATGACATTTAAAGGTATGACTGGTTGGACTGTGCCAGCAGGTACTGCTTCTGATATTACGACTTCCACTATCAAAGGTGTATTCGTTAGATTAAACCCTACTTCTCCAGTTAGCTTAAAGTCCCCTTATGTATTAGAATGTGCTGCAATAGGTACAGGCTGCGTAGGTGCTTTAATTGACGGAAGTGTACATGCTACAGGTAATAAGTCTATGGTATTCCATGGATACACTATTATTGCAGATAATGGTGTAGGGTACTGGTGTAAAGATAATGGTAAGGCTGAAATTGTTTCTTGCTTTACATACTATTGCTCATTTGGTTATTCTACAAGTACTGGCGGACAGATTCGTGCATTAAATGGTAATAACAGTTATGGTACGTATGGCGTAACATCTAGTGGATTTGATACTACTGAAAGTGCTGTAACAGGTACTATTTATGGCAGCCAATTAAACTTTGCAAATACGGCCGGTCTCTTTAATGTAGGGGATACAGTTAGTAATGGAAGTGGTGCAAGTGCTGTAATTACTAGTATACAACTATCTAGTTTAAAAATATATGTAGGCCCTATTACAGGAACCTTTACTGCAGGTAATACGATAACAGCTACTAGTGGCGGTACATTTACTTTAAGTTCTGTAACAGGACAAAAAGGGTTTTTATTAGTTCTTAATAATTTAACTGCATTACCTGTTGCTGGTGGAAGTATTTCAATTACTGGCGATACATACTCATATGTAATTCAAAGTGTAAGTGGCGGATGGGTAGATGCTACTAGTGTAGTATCCATAGCTTTAGCGCAAGAAAAGCCTAGTTATAGTACTACAGGCACAGCTACTCAAACACGCTATAAGTACAGTCGTGTACGTTTAACTGGACATGACTTCTTATCAATAGGTACTGGCGGATTAGCTACAACAAATTATCCTAATACCCCTACGCAGGCAGCTGATGCGAGCAAAGAAACTTTAGAAACTTTTCCAGGACGTGTATTCTTCGTTAATACCGATCAAGATGGTAACTTCCGAGTAGGTAAATATTTCTCTGTTAATCAAGCTACCGGTAGTGCTACTCTTAATGCTAATGCCTTTAATTTATCTGGACTAACAAGCTTACGTTTAGGTTCTATTGGTGCTCAGCTAGGTGCTCAGATTGATGAATTCAGTGTTGATGGTACGCTATCTCAAAATAGTACTACTAAGGTTCCTACTCAATCCGCTGTAAAAACATATGTAGATGCGGCTAAAGCTGCTGCAATTAGTAGTGCAGCAACAACAACAGCAACAGCAGTAGCTGCCATTGCAATTAGTGAATTACCTTTTATTACTACAATCAGCGCAGATAAAACTATGGCAGGAGGCCGCATGGCATTCTCTATGAGCACGCTAACCCTTTCAGGCACTTCAGTATACACAATCAATACTGGTGCTTATCATTTCGTAATGAATCCTGATGGATTCGCTCTATTCAATTAAGGAATAAAATATGTCTAAATTAGTTGTAGACCAAATCCAAAAATCTGGCGGCGCTGCTTTAACCTTACCAACGGCTTCGGCCGGCGCCGCAAACTCACTAATGGTTAGTGATGCTAGCGGTAATTTAACTTTTTCAACACTAGGTAACCTGCTTCCAGCAGGAGTATCTGGAACCCAATTAACTACAGATGGTAGTGGTAATTTAAGTTGGTCTAAAAATATTTTAGCTGCTGAAAGCAGTTTAGTAATTGGTACCGTAGCTAGCAGTTCTTCTCGTGGTAACTCATACAACGGAACTTGGACCTCAAGTGGGCCAAATTCTACTTATCAAAATGCAACAGGCGCCGGCTCCTCAGCCGCATATACCGCGCAATCTTGGAATATGTTTTTAGGAGATGGATTTCCTAATGGTACTACCCAGAATTTCTATTCACATGATTATGCTGGAGAATTATAT